GCGGTGCCGTACTCAACAAAGTGAGCGTACTTGGTCGGGATGCGCTCGACGCCACCAATGATGCGCCCTGCTCTGCGCTCTGCCCCGATAACCGAGTAGCCGAACTGGGCACCCTTACGCAGTACCACTTTTTCTTTTGATCCGATGGAGTCATGAAGGATGGAGTACTTGCGACGCACGCTGCTCTTCGCATCGGTCACGATAAGGGCACCCGCTTCATGAAGAGCCTTCTTGATCCCTGATCGTTTCACTTTATCGTTGATGTGTTCCATGAGGTTGAGCAAACCTTTAAGGGCGGAAGCGTCGATGTTGATTGCTGCTCTAGGCATTAGTTCCCCCTTTCGATCGCATCGATCTCGAGTTCCCATGAGCCCTCATCGATGTTTCTGATGCTGACGATTTCAAGCGTGCGACTTCCCATCGAGATGCGATCACCGTGAAGGATGTCTGCCTTGAATCGAATGCGGACACGGTGCGAGATGGAAGCCTGCCTCGCCATGCCCTGCTCTTGCTCCCTGCCTGACAAGGGGCGAACACTCGCCCAGGTCGTGTAGTAGGTATTCCATGAGCGGGTCACCTGACCGTAATCATCCACGGTAGTTGATTCATCACGCTGAAAGCTGATTCTCTGTGTTAATTCGCCTGCTTTGAGCATTAGTTCACAATGCCTCGACTAAACATTTTAACGATGTTGTCGACCGCATAGGGCACTTCGTAATTTTGCGTTTCGGAAACGGCTTCTCGCTGGTTGTACCAGTGCGCCACCAACATTTTGATCGCTTGCTTTAAAATCGCTGGCACAACTTCTGCGTTGCCGCAACCTGCGACATAGGTCACCACGATTGAGTTGTAGTCATCAAGGTAGTCGGGCCAAGTCTCATCGTAGGCGGGCATGACACGGCCCGGGTTCGAGGTTATGTCAACCTGGTAGAGTTCGTTGTTCCAAGTCTGGAGTTCGCCATCGAGGTCGTAATATTGGATTGAGCTCACCGATTGCACTGGGCCTTCGAGATAGAGGATGCCAGAGTCGGGGAAGTCGTCAATCGAAAGCGCAAGAGTCTGCGTCACCATTTTGTGACTGGCCATCTGCTCGAGCTGCTGTCGCGCTGCGGTGATGAGCGTATTAATTAGAGCGTCATCGTCGTTGCCATCGATGCGACTGTGCAGTTTCATTTCTGCGAGGGTGATCGGTTCGGTCGCTGGAGGAGTGACAACTGTCAACATTAGCGTTTCTCTTTTTGTTTTTTCGAGGTTGCCTTCTCAGCTTTGGTTGTTCGGGTTTCCGAGACCGGAGGAACGAGCGCTTCAACAGCGCTCGCCCATCCGAGTCGGACACAATTTGCTGCCTCTTCGAGCGGGAGGTCATACACCAGATTTGCATCATAGGTGAACGACAAGCCCGCCACGGAGGTATGAAATTTAACTTTCATGTTTAGCTAGCTGCCATGATTAAATGCTTGATGGGGTCAGTGCCAGCGTCGAGGATTCTTCCGTCGTGACGGGAGAAACCAACAAAGCCAACTTGGTGATAATCGGCATATCTTTCTTCGAGGCGCAAGAGTGTGAAGTCCTGAACATCTCGAATGATATACTTGGAAAAATCACCGTAGTAGATAGCCTTGGCGCTAGCCGCAACTGTTGCCACATCCTGATTGATCACGACGGGAACACCGAAGAGAGTACCAGGGGAAGTCGCAGAAAGGTCGTTCATGAAGATCGGCCTGTTCTGATCATCCACCAGTTTTCGCACAAGCTTGAAGGTCGAGTCGTGCATCATGAATTTAGCATTAGCACGATAAGCTGGATCGAGCGAATGCTGAAGATCAAGCAACTCAGCGAAGGTGATTGCGTCAACAGCGGCAGCAGTTTTACCTGCACCGGATGCCGAGATCCCCTGTGGTTTTGAGGAGTTGTCACCAGTGGTTGCGTGAGTATTAAAGATCCTTGCGATCCTCTCGCCCAAAGCGCCGCCGATGAAAGATTCCAAATCAATCGCAGAATCTTGCAAGAGTTCAGACGAAACTCGGATGAGCTTCGATGAATACTTATAAGCCTTCAAAGTGATCTGGGCAAAAGTGATATCTTGCTCAGCAACTTGAGTATTTTCTGCAAGGATTGCGCCAACATTACTGTGATCACTCACGGTAGGAATTGGGAGGTCATTGCCTTCTGCTGTTCGCAAGATGGTTGCGACTTCTCGCATCCCACCGAAAGCCAGCAAAGAAGCTTCGAGCTGATTGATGAAACCTTGGGGAACGGTATAACCACCAGCGGCAGCGGTCAAGGACTGAGCACGGGCTTCGGCTTGGTTCTTAGGAGCCTTGGCATTCAATTTGAATGATAGGCGATTGTTGCCAAGTTCTAGGCCAGATCGTTGCGCAGCGTTTCTCTGCTCATTGGAGGCACCGTTTACGCTATGAAATCCGAGCCATCCTCGTAAGGCCAGTGCTCGGTCTGAAGTGCTTTGACGATCGCCAAAATCGCGCACAAACGCAGGCGCTTCGATCGGTGAAGACCTTCGTGCTGCGGGTCTTTTGGAGGAAGCTTCGAGTTCGGAAAGCTTATTGCTACGAGCGGTGCCCGCATCGTTAGAGGCAACAGCTACATCAGCGGGGCTGCCAGCGCCTTCGAGTTCGCTGATGCGGGCTTCGTGTTCATCAACCTGAGAAACCAAGGCTTCAAAAGCGGTAGCTTCTTCGGGTGTTAGTTCTCGTTTTTCGGTGGTGCCGTGAGCGTGAATCGCACGGGCTTCGGCAAGTTTTGCGGTGCGCTGGTTGCGCAAGGTTTCAATTTCGGTCATTGGATTTCTTCCTAATATTTGCGGTATTAGGGCAGTGCATCAGTCTCGGTGAGAGACATAAAAAAACGCACAGGCCCCTAGTTCGGGAAACTGTGCGTAAAGACTGCACTGATTTCGATAGACCGATTAAACCACGGATCTGCGATTCGTCAACAATCGTGCCAAAAAAAAAGGAGGGGGTGGAGGAATTCCCCCACCCTAGTCCACGGAAAGGCGTTTGCGTGAACTAAGCGAGCGCCTTAGTCCAAGTTGCTGGACTACCGATCGCCACGGAGGCGAAGCTCTCGGATGCGTTGCGCTGACCTGATGGCGTCCTGGGTGTAGATCGAAAGCGACCTCACCGCAACACTGGTGTCCGGGTAAGCGGGGTAGGTCACCACACTCACATCGTGGAGCTCCACGGCGAGAAGACTGCGCACCCTCTTGCCATCAACCAAGTCCCAAGCATCCTCGGAAGTCGTAAACGCAAAGCTCATCTGCGAGACATCACCCCGAGCCATGACTGCCATGAGGTCGGCAGCGTACTGGGTGTCTGGCGGGTCGATCGTGACTTTGAGTCCAGTGGCATCGCTCTCGAGTCTTAGCGTGCCCGAGACGGTGCGCCCGAGGATTAGACTCGGGTTGTGATCAATCAAGGCCCGCACATCGGGGTTGGAGTCGAGGGAGCGGGTAAATGCACCAGGGCGAACGAACTCTCGAAAGCCTCCTAGGTCTTCGCTTGAGAGATCATACTTGGCTGCATAGCCGATGATCTTCTGCGCTGCGACATCGACTCTGAGCTCGGCGCTGAACCTTCGTTCAATAGTATTAGTTTTCATCTTTGACCCCTTTCATGGTGTTGATCTTTTCGGAAACTGCTTCGGCAAGTTTCGCTGCGGTCACTGATCCGCTGAAGTCCAACCAAGTCGAGCGGAACTGATCGAGGTGGCGCTGGACATGGCCATCGAGGTCAGCGGTTAATTGAAACGCCTCGAGCACGGGTGAGTAGGCGCTCACGACGCGGGCCCGATGCTCGGCACAGAAGTGATCGAGCTTGGTGAGAAACTCTGCTGGTTTGTTTGCAAAGCGTTTAACGGCTGAACACTCCACATTTTGAAGGCGTTCACCTGCATCATCAAGGAGTCTCAGGATTATTGATTCGTGAGATCGGGTCGGAGTGTCCGCTGGAGGGTTTGGTAAGGTTGGTGGAGTTGGCACACTGTCGAGCCCGTTGAAGATTTGATCGACCACCGCTTGCGAGAGGAATGGGAACGAGGCAATTGCAATCGCCTTGGCCGATGCGATCGGGATGAGCTTCATGCCTACCTGAGTAACCAAGTCAACGAGACTGGTGATCTGTGCGCCGTTCAATGCGGTGCTGGCGACATCTGCCCCTGCTGCTGCTGCGGGTGCTGCGATCGCTGTCGGGTCTTGGGTCTCGGGTGTGGGTACTGCCATCAAACTTGGATCGGTTGCAGGCGCTGCCGTGGGTGCGGTGTTGATCGATTGCATATTCATGGGTTGCATATACACATCGCCACCCTCAATCGGGTTCATGTTTTCTTTTTCTCGGATCTCGTTGACCGACAACCAGCCCCAGTTGCGAGCGACCGAGTACGACTGATAACGGGCAGCGATCTCGCCCCGCAATTTCCCGTCTACATTGAACTCAAAAAAGAAAGTGCCTTTGTCTTTCGGCCTGATAATCTTGCGGTTAAGTTGCTGTTCCCAACGCACCAACCACGGGCGAAGCGTATCCACGACGAAGCTGATTTCCATCTGCTCGAGGGAGTTGTACGAAGTCTTGGAAAGATCCTTAAGTTTGTTCGGTGGTAGGTTAAACCAGCGGGCGATCTCGATGATTTGAAACTCTCTCGACTGAAGGAACTGAGAGTCATCGGGTGGCACGCCTATCGCTTCCCATTTAAGGCCCGCTTCCAAGAGGGCGACTCTGTGAGAGTTTGCACCACCGGCGTGAAGTTCCTCAAACGATCTGCGAAGGTTCTGTCTCGCTTCGGGTGAGAGTTGACCAGGAAAAGTTAACACGCCACCGGGCCGAGCACCTCTGCCGAAGTAGCCAGCACCGAACTGCTCAATAGCCATTGAGAGCCCGATCGACTGTCGGGCAAGGCCGATCACGCTGATGCCCGAGATACCATCGAACGACAGACCGGGGATGTGCAACATATTGCCAGCGGTGATGAAAGACTTTCCCCGGTTGAGTTCGTAGTAAAGCTCACCCGAGTCGGTGCGCCTGGGCGTTACCATAGTAGGG